GTGGCAATCTCCATTAATTGGGGTACTAAGGTAATAAGCATCCCAAGAAACGACATGACTTTGATCCAGTCTGTTCCGACTGAGATCCGTCAGCTTAATCTGGATACTTTTAGGCTTACACTGAGGAATCTGGAAGACTCAGAAGATGGTATGGCGTTTGAGCGTACCCATAAGCACAACACCTCAGTGACGGTTGGCGGTGTAACGCTGGCCCGTGTAATTGAGATGATCAACGGTTATTCTATTACGTTTGAAGATGGTCAGTACGCTGTCAACCTAGTCGGTGCCAATTCTAATGTAGGAGACGTGGTAAACGTCAACCAGGTCTCGGTTAGATCTGCCAACTCCGCAGGCTTACAGGATCTATCGGTTATCCTTTCTGCGGCATACGGCGGCGAGATTTGTATTGACACGATTAACGGACAGGCAGGTACAGACGTTCCGATTGGGACTAGAACCCAGCCAGTAAACAATTTTGATGATGCCAAAGTGCTTGCGTTAAAAGAAGGTGCAAGAACAATCAGGATTCTGGAATCTACAACCTTATCAAATACTGATTTTTCAGACGGTTATGTTTTCACGTCCGACAATCCTGGCGTGACTGTCTTAACGGTTGAGCCTTCGGCTAATGTTCAATTTTGCGAGTTCAACAACATATCAATTCAAGGCACTGCTGACGGGAACAACGTATACAGAAACTGTGTCTTATTAGATATTGCATTTACATCTGGGTTCATATTTCAGTGCTCATTAAACGGTAGCATTCAGATTAACGGTGGCGAGCTTCTGGCCTTGTTATCTTGCTTCTCAAACAGACTTGCTGGCACACAACAGCCGATCATTGACTTTAATGGTAATGGTCAGTTGATCCTGCGAGACTATCAAGGAGCAATTGAATTGCGGAATCACACAGACACAAGCGGCGATGGTGATCTATGTTTAGACTTTAGCTCTGGCGTATGTATCATACATTCTAGTGTGACAGCAGGTTATATACCTGTCAGGGGTGTTTGCAGGGTTGTAGACAATTCCACGGGTACGGCAAATGTAATTGATGAGACGGTTAATAATCTGGTCGGTAGTAACGCAACAGCACTTGGGGTGATAAATACGGGCGTTCAGAAAGCGTCGAAACTTATTCCACATAACACTGATATTTGATAATCTAAGCAGTATTAGTTATAAGCTAAGGATAAATCTATGGAAGATTTACAAGCAACAGAAGAATTCGATGGGCGATTGCCTGATTCCGTGGTGGAAGAAGTAGCAAGCGAAATCGAAGTAGACGAAGAATATAGATCTATGGCTGAAGATATTGAACGGTCTGAAAAAGAGGTCGTTCACAGATCAATACACCTGGATAAAGGCCCGATTGACGAAGAAAGCCGAACAGTAATGATCGCTATTTCTTCGGAAGAACCGGTTGAGCGTTCTTTTGGAATGGAAGTATTAGAGCATTCCCAAGAAGCTATTGATTTATCCTTTCTGGCATCTGGCAGAGCACCTTTGTTGCTAGACCATGACCCGAAACTCCAAATAGGAAAAATAGAATCTGTCGAACTCGATGGCGATACGCGGCGACTCCGCGCGAAGGTACGTTTTGGACGAAACGGACTGGCTAAAGAGGCATTCGACGATGTTGTTGATGGTATAAAGGCCAACATTTCCGTTGGTTACTCCATCGCAAGAATGGAAAAGCGAGGCAAGGACACTTATGTGGCTAAGTCTTGGCGGCCATTAGAGGCAAGTTTAGTGAGTATCCCCGCTGATGTGACAGTTGGCGTGGGTCGGTCTAGCAAGCCTTCAAACCAAACCGAAAAACCACATATTGAGGTAATAACAATGTCTGAAGAAAATGTAGTAGACGTTGCTGCGGTTCAGAGTGAAGCTCGCAAAGCCGAACAAAAGAATGCAGCATCAATCGTTGAGCTTGGTGCTCGACACAATAAGTCTGACCTTGCACAGCGTGCAATTTCAGAAGGTCGATCAATCGAAGAATTCCGTGGCGAACTCTTAGAAGTAATCGGTTCTCAAAAGGCGCTGGAAAGCAATGAAATTGGTCTGTCTAACAAGGAAGCCAAGCGGTTTTCTTTGTTGAAGGCTATCAATGCTCTGGCAAACCCACATGATCGACGTGCTCAAGAAGCCGCAAAGTTCGAGTTCGAATGTTCTCGTGCTGCTGCTGAACAGTATGGCCGATCAGCTCAAGGCATCATGCTACCTTCTGACGTTCTGCGGAACTGGAAGCGTGACATGAACACGACTGACGAAGCAGCATTGTTCTCAGATGATTACAGAGGCGACGAGTTTATCGACGTTCTCCGCAATTCATCTAGCGTGATGCAAGCTGGCGCTCGGATGCTGAGTGGTCTTTCTGGCGATGTTAAGATCCCCAAGAAAGCAACTGCTTCTGCTTCTAGCTGGGTAACTGAAGGCAACCCCGTTTCTGAATCAGAAATGACGGTTAGCTCAATAAGTCTCACTCCGAGACATTTGGGCGCATTTACCGATATCACACGCCAATTACTTCAGCAGTCTTCATTGTCTGTTGAATCTTTGGTTCGTGACGATTTGGCACAAGCAATTGCTTTGGCTATCGACTTAGGTGCATTGCAAGGCCCAGGTACTGGCGGCGCTCCGACTGGGATCAAGAACACTGCTGGAATCAACACTGTTGATTTCGGTACGACCCCAGTGCTTGTTCCTAGCTATGCTCAAGTTGTTGAGATGGAAACCAAGGTTGCAGAAGACAATGCTTTGTCTGGCAACTTAGCTTACATCATGAACGCAGCAATGGTTGGCGCATTGAAGACTACCGAGAAAGCAACTGGAACTGCACAGTTCGTGGTTGAGCCTGGTGGTACTGTCAATGGCTATCGAGCCATCTTGTCTAATCAAGCAGCATCTGGTGATGCTTACTTCGGAAACTTCAATGACTTGCTCGTTGGCTTCTGGAGTGGTTTGGACATCTTGGTCGATCCATACGCTGGCGCAACTAGCGGTAATGTACGAATCATTGCAATGCAAACTTGCGATGTTGCAGTACGTCACGCAGTTAGCTTCTGTCTCGGAAACGACGGCGGTAACTAATAGCTAATCGTGCAAATTTGCACTATTAGTTAAGATAGGGGGGTCATATTGGCCCCCCAATTCTTAAGGTGATCTATGAGATATGAAGTTTTAAAGAATTGCGTCATTAACAGACAGCCAACTTCAGCGGGTTCCGTTGTAGAGGTTTCTGGTGATGATGAAAAAGCGCTTTTGGCAATGGGCAGGATAACGCCTTATTCTGAGCCAGTCGTCGAGAATCGTTCTGTCGGGTTAGAGGATTCGCCAGAGAAGCCTAAGCGAAGGAAGAAGAATGCCAGTTGAGACTGCCGCAGATAGGCTAATAATGCTCAACGACTTCGGTGTAAGTGCTACTTATACACCTTTTGGCGGTTCGCCAAGCGCGGTTCAAGTTATATTCTTAAACGAATACTACGCTGTTGAAGCAGGAACTGTCGGCATGGAAATGTCACAGCCAATTGCAGTATTGAGAACAGCAGATGCGCCTTCATTAGCGCATAACGATACATTCCTAATCAGTGGGATAACGTATAAAGCAGTGAACGTCAGGCCAGACGGTACTGGGATGACTGAAGTTGCGATGGAACAACAATGACACACGTTAGGCAACAGATCCGCGAACAGGTGGCGACTACTTGCACAGGTTTGGCTACAACTGGATCTAACGTATTTCAGTCTAGGGTTTATCCTTTGCAGGACTCAAACTTACCTGCTTTGTTGATCTACACAACAACAGAAGATTCTGGCACCGACATCATGGGATCAAGCCTAGTATCCCAGCGGGAAGTGTCTGTTTTAATCGAAGGTTTTGTCAAGGCTAACACTGACTTTGACGATACCGTTGATACCATTTGCGCCGAGGTTGAAACGGCATTAGGCGCCGATAGGACTTTAAATAATCTGGCGAAATTTATACAATTAACATCGACAGAAATCAGTTATAATGGCGAAGGTGAATCGCCTGTTGGTGTTGTCAGATTGAATTATGCTGTTCAATACAGAACGGCAGTAAACGATCCACAAACCCCGTTATAGGTGATCTATGAAACTATATAGTGCTGATGGTTCGGCTGAAGTTGATGCCCATCCGTCAAAAGTGGAATCAATGCTGGCAAAAGGTTGGCTGCCAGAAAAACCGAAAGCAAAATCTAAAACTAAGGCAGAAGCCAAGGTTGAAGATCTAATCGAAGAAAAGGAGTCTTAAATGGCTACACATATTGGACGAGACGGCGTTATCAAGGTCGGTGTCAATACCGTTGCAGAATTACGCAGCTTTAGCATCGAGGAAACTGGTGACACTGTAGAAGACACAGTAATGACCGATACAGCGCGCACCTTTATTCCTACGCTAACGTCATTCACAGGAAGTGCTGACGTTTATTGGGACGAAACTGACACCACAGGCCAAGGCGCATTAACTGTTGGCGCTGTTGTCACTATCGGATTCTACCCAGAAGGCGAAATTGCTGGTGACACTTATTACTCAGGTTCTTGCATTGTGACAGGACTCAGCCGATCATCATCATTTGATGGCATGGTTGAGGCTTCCATTACTTTGCAAGGTAGCGGTGCGTTAACTGCTTCCACTGTTTAATGGGTATCTTAGACAAGGCCAAAGAACATTATCAAAGTGTTCTGGCTGAAGATCCTAAGCCGTTGGATATCCCAGAATGGGGCGGAACTTATTATGTTCGGCCTCAAATTTCTGTTAAAAAGAAGATGGAAATCCAATCTAAACTGACATCAGATAAGATGGACGAAGGACTGGCATTGAGCCTTGTCTATTACCTGATTGATGACAACGGTGATCCTTGCTTCAAGAAATTGGAAATGTCTGAGATAGTAAGATCAGTTGACCCAGACGTTTTAATCAGGGTGGCTGGTCAAATAGCAGAACTTCAACCACAGCCCGAGGATCTCGAAAAAAACTAACAGACGATCATGCTCTACTTTTCTGCTATCAGTTAGCGGAACATCTACACAAAACAGTAGATGAAATATTACAGATGGGCGTGGTCGAGTATCAGGGCTGGATTGCATATTTTGAGGTGAAAGAACGTGGCAATAAGTCCAGTTAATATTCCAATAACGGCGCATGATAAAACTGCCGCAGCGTTTAAATCAGTCAGCAAACGGCTTTCATCGTTAAATACATCAATCGGCGCATCAGTGACTAAGATCGCAAAGATCGGAGCTGCTTTTGCCGCTGCTGGTGTTGCGTCTAGTGTTGCTTTAACCAAAGCGTCAATGGTTTCAATCGATGCGCTTGCAAAGACTTCTGATCGTTTAGGTATAGCGACCGAATCTTTAGCTGGACTCCAACACGCTGCAAGCCTTGCTGGCGTAGAAAATAAAACCTTAGAAAAATCA